TGTATTCTTTTTGTACCAGTTCTTTTTTTTAATCCACCTTCAGATCTAATAAAAAAGTTTCTTACTTGCTCACCTGCATTTGTATATACTTTTGTATCTGTTCTTGATGTTAAAGCAGGACTTATTTCTCCAAACTGAAAGTTATTTAATGGCACTCTTACTCTAGCCATTTAACTTCTCCTATTTGTGATAAATCTTGATGTTGCTAATCTTCTTGTTGTTTGTTGTTGTGCATCTATATTTCTTGCTTTTGCCATTAGCAAATTAGCTTTTGTTTCCATAATTTGCATAAGTCCATCATCTCTTGCTATAGATGTAGCAAAAATAGATGCTAAAGAATATTGTAATGCTAAAGAAAAATATGATGGAAAATCAACTTCATCTGCTCGAAAAGTAAAGTCTGCTATTAAAGTATCAGAACTTGTTGAGTTGCTAAAAACTTTATCACCATATACAGTAAAGTCTATTAAATTATCATTTACTGTAATACCATGTAACACTAATAAATCACTTGGTAGTTGATGTGCGATATCAAATCTACCAGTAGGTGCATCAGATAATTGTGCAAGAGTAGATTGTTCTGTAGCAAATCGCCATCTTGCTGTAGACAGCATGGCTCTAACTGTATCTTCATACATATTTGTTGCCACTAAACCCTCAGTACTAGAATCATCAAATGAAGTAATAGGTTCTGCACCTATAAGAACTAAGGCTCTTGATGCTATATCTATTGCTGAATTTGCTCTTGTACTTGTCATATAAAGTTAGGGGGATTGCTCCCCCTATCCCTTAGTCGCTATCTGCTGTACTTAAATCTGATCCATCACCACAGTCTATTGCTGTAGCTGATACAGATTTAACTACTGTAGCTGATAGAGTTTTATGTGTTGAATTTGCATCACAAATAAGAATGACATCACCTTCGTTCATCATTCCTAATGCTGAAGTTCCGTTCAACTCGCCACCAGTAGCATCTGCTGTAGAGAAGTAGTTAGCCGCTCTAACCACAGACAAGGCATCATTTGATGTATAGTACCAAAGGTTTACACCACTTCCACCTGCTAGTCTGGTTAAATTACTCATATCTAAAGCCATTTACACCTCCTATGAATTGTTATCAAGGACTTCATAGACACCATTGTCATCAATAACAACAGCACCCATTGACATCATTGAAGTTGCTAAATGAGATACTTTTTCTGCAACATAGTTTAACTCTGTGCTTACATCAGCACCGATACCTAAACCAACAGCAGTAGTATGATATGCCATGTTCTTACCTGCTGTGATAGCCGCAGTAGAAAAAATCTTAAAACCTAAGAACTCTTTCATTGTCATGCCACCTGCATAAGGTAAGTTCTGCTCACCCACAAAGTCAGATGATGCAAACTCAGTAATTAAAAATAAGTCAGCATATCCCTTTGGGTGCATAGCTAAATATCTACCACCATCTTCAGGTATATTTGCAGTACCAAAAGTTTCAAACAATGATAGTAAATCTGCTTTTTCTAAAGCTGATCCAGTATCATGTATCTGTGAACTGTTAGCACCTGAGTCCATTGCAGTATAAAGCAACTCGTCAGTTTTTCTTCCAAGAGCCGCCGCCGCACTTGTTGCCACAGCTTGTCTCTCATCTATATTGGTCTTTAGCTCATCTAACTTGTCGATAAACTCTGCGGCAAAAAAGTCCTGCATTGTTACATCTACAGTTGTATGTGCTAGTTCCATTGGTGTTACTTGTCCATTTCGAGACTTAGTACTCGCAGTTCCAGTACCAATTTTCTGAAACCTTGCTGTATTTCCTGATACATTTGCTACAGTACGGACAGTATTTCTTAATTTACTACCCATTCTTTGATAAGCTAAATGCACTTCGGTCTCGAACTGGGTACAAACTGGGCTATATTCTCTATTTACCAAAATTTTTTCACCTTTGCAACGTACAAATCGCAAAACAGCAAAACCATTTATCATAATAGGTTGTTCTATTACATCAAATCCTATGTAATCTAACCATTGCAATGTCTTAGCATGGTCAGCAGGTACTACATTTTCTAGCTGATAATACTTATTTTGAAAGTAATCTACTACTGGAACACACCATTTTAAAAACTTTCTTTGTATTTTATGTATATCATATGTACCTAATGCCCATATTTTACCTATCATATTATCTATAATAGGATTGCAGCCAAAGATAAATGCAGGTTGACCATCAATCATAACAGTAAAACTTTCACTATTTGGTTCACGGATACCTGCCATCAAAGCACGAAAAGGTGTAGCACCATGTATCATGCACTCTCTAACATCTGTATCTCGCATATTATTTTGCAAATAGTTTAAATGTTTTATATGTGATTTGACAATAGGATATCCGTCATAGATACCCTCGCCATTAAATTCTCTTGAAGCCATCAGTTACTTCTTGAACATATGCTTTATCTCTTCTTGTAGGATCATAGTATCTAGGATCTCGCATCTTAGCCATAAGATCTTCAACAGTAACTTTAGATGGTGATGAAGCCTCTGCATTTGGTTGTGCTTGTTGCATTGATCTTTGTATAAGCTCTAATGCTTTTATGCCTTCTGCACTTGTGCCAAGTTCTGATACAGCTTCTTGCATTTCTTCAGGAAAAAACTTATTCATAAATAACTGTACTGCTTCTACTCTTGCATTGGCATTATCACCTAAATCTTTTTTTACTTGCTCAAGATTAGGTTGATTGCTACCAGTATGCTCTGCCCATTTGGTTATACCTTCATTAAACTCATCTTGTGACAATCCATTATCCCAAGAATAATCTGCCCACCATTTAAGTAATGGATTAGTTGCCGCCTCACCTTCATCAAGTATCTCAGGTATTTGATAATCACCTGCACTTGCAGGTCTATTGGCATAGGCTTCTGTTTCTAATTCTTGTAAAACATTAGCCTTTATATCTTCTTCTTTCTTTCCCTTCCATGACTCTAACTCTGAATATGATTTAGCCATATCTTCCCATGAACCAAACTTTTCAGGTAAGCCTTCAGGTCTTGTTGGTTCAGCTACAGATTCATTAGTAGTTGGAGGACTAACTTCTGTTGGGGTTTCTGTAGCTGATTCTGTTGGTGTAGCTTGTTCTTCACTCATTTCTTTATCCTTTGTGCATGGTTGATTCTCTTAACTATTAAAGCCACTAAGTATCGTTGCCCTTCCAAATGTCTTAACTCTGCATCTGAAATATTAGCACCACTAACTGCTTCGATAGTTATTGACTTTAAATACTGTAACATCTCCAAACCATTTGGAGTTTTAAATACTGATTCTATTACTTTGGAAATTTGTTCGTCTTTTTCTTTGGGTCTAGGATATCCATCAACCCCCAAGTGTTGAGGCATTAGGCATTGCTCCTTGTTGTTGTTGCTGTACTTGTTGTGCCAACTGTACTAACTGCTGTCTTTCATCTTCATCTCTTATTAAAGTATCAGGTACACCAAACTTCTTAGCAAGATAAAGTGCTGTTTCTTCTGATGATATTAATATATTTAAAACTTCAGGACCGAATGAACCTGCAACAGTTTGTAGAAAACGATTAAGAGAAACAATATCTTGATTGCTCTGTGCTTGTGCTAGGGGTGACACACTGCGAATCTTAACTTCTCTTCCATTAACTGTTGGTATTTCTATTCGACCCTGCTTCTGTAATATGTAGACAACTCTTTGTAATAATGGCTGTACCATTTCTGATTGCAGTCTACCAAAAGCTGATCCTATCTTTCTTGAAAGATCTGCCATACGTTCTGCAACCTCTGTAGCTGATGCAGGTGTTCTATTAGGATCACCTAACATATCATTATACAAAGCTCTCTTTATATTATTCCTCATATCATTTAATATTAATTGAGCCACATCAAAAGAACCTGCCGCTCTAATTGGCTGTAGCCCTTGACTATTAGGTGCTTTTGGAATGACAGTTCCGGGCAAAAGATTTATTGTATCTACATTAATAACACCATCATCATCTATTTGATAGATTCCTGATATAGCCATCTGTGCATTTTCTAAAATCATTTCTATAGTTAAATTACAAGTCTTAATTGCACTAAGTGCATTTAATGCAGGACCTCTACCATATATCTCACCACTTGCTTTACTCCATCTAAAAGCTATAAAAGGATTTGATCCTACACCTTTATAGATCTCAGACATAATCATTGCTTTATCTGCAACATCTATAATATAATAACCATATTTTTCTTCATTAGGATCATCATATAGTCTACAAGATATCTCTAATATTTTAGATTTACCTTCAGGTTCTCTTGTAATTCTTTCTGCTATTTGTGGAGTAAGTACTGCATTAGGATATGCCACTGGCATATCTTCATTCTTAATAGATCTTTCTCTGTATATATGATCTATCTTACCATCAGGTCCACTATCTAAAACTACATGAGGTAATGGTATAGATTGAAACCTAATAGGATTTACTGCATCACCTTCCATAACACATATAACAGCAGTTCCTAGTGCCAAGTCTATAAAGCATTCATGTATCTCTTGTGCAAAGTTTGATGTCTGTAATATCTCAAACACATAATCTGTAACACCATCTAGTGCATTATTAATATCATCTCTTTCTTCTTCAGGCACTTCCTGACCAGTAACAAAGTCTGCCCATCTAGCAAAGTTAGGTGTCAATCCTGATTGTAATCTTGAAGCAAACTCTTGCACCCCAACAACTGCTGTTTCATCTAAGATCTTATCATCTCGTCTTTCACCAATCGTAACAGTTTTAAAACCCTGACGTTGTGGTAAAGTAAACTCAAAGATTTCATCATAAATATCTTCAAAGTGAAGCCTATGAGATTTAGACTTCTCATAGTTTTGAAGTAATTTTTCTACAGTTTTTTCGTGCATTATCTGTCGTATTCGTTATAGAAACCTATGCCGCCACCTGAGCCTCGTAGCAATGATCTCCTACCAGTACCCTTTCTTTGTGCAGTTATATTTTCTTCAAGAACATCTTGTCTAGCATCTGCTCTTTCTGCCATTTCTCTTTCTTTTTGTGCTTCTCTTTCAAGCTCTGCTTCTTTCTCTTCCTTTGTTGGAGTAGGTGGAGAAGATGACCCACCACTAGGTAAACACATTATGATCTCCTTACATTCTTGCCCATAATCCTTGCCTTCTTTGAGGTTTGACTCTACGACTAAAGACATCATAATCTACTCTAGCATTAAATGTTTCTATTTTTTTATTCATGCCTAAGACTTGCCTTCCCTCGCCTGAACCCAACATCAAATACTGTAAAGCATCATGGAT